AATATAAAACGATGTCTGACCCAATTCCGTGCTGTACTCCTGCACTTCCTCTTAGGACAACTCTTACATTTTGACTTCCATCAATATCTGCCATATCAATTAACTTAACTTCTTGCCAGTCGTTTAATAGACCTGTTCCGAAGAATAAGTTAGAAGATTCTGCTGCAACCATTTTGTCAGCACCTAAACCAGGAGCTGTAAATAATGGAATACCTTGAAAGTTCATCTCTGTTTTACCAACGTTGTAAAGCTCTCTATATCCTAAAGCAGCTTGTGCTTGAATATAAAACTTAGCTGCACTTGTTGGAATATAGATTTTTACATCCTCTTTGCCATAAACTGCACCAGGAATAGCATTTACTACTTTTCCTAATTCTGCAATTATATTTGCTGCTGAAAGTGTAGTACCTGCAACATCAACAACGTCTCCGTCTGCTGCTAATAATGCTTGGAATCCGTTAAACTCTCCTGCATTTGCTGTAGCTCCTTGCCAAATGTTTTGCTCTACTTTTTGAGCAACTTTAGCTGAAACTTGTGCAATTAAGAAATCAGAGAATTTTTTAGGAAGGTTATCGTATTGGCTAAAGCCCATAGATTGTGCGTCCCAGTCTTGTCTGAAATCTTTTTTACATAACTGTAAGTTTACTTGAAACTCCTCAGGTTGTAAGATTCTTTCTGTTAATGTTACATTTGAAGTTGGATCAAAATCACAAGAAGCATCTTTTAAGATACTATCTAGTGCAAGTTTTTTGATAACTTCTTTAAATTTAATATTGGGTTTAATTGAAACCCCGCCTTGTGATAACGTAACTCCACTTAGTAAAGCTGCAGCAATATATTCACCTGCAAACTCTCCAGCGTAAGTAGTTGTTATACTTGTTGTAGTAGCCATATCTTTTTTATTTATTTAATTATTATAATTCTCCAACTGAAATTGATGAAGCTGCGTTACCATTTCCGCTTAAGAAATAGCTAGTTCCGTCAGAATGTATTTCGATGTAATCACCGATACTTTCTGCATCATCTTCAAATGTTACTCTATCTACTGCATCAGCCTCAACGATTGCTCCATTTACAATAACTCCACCATTAATAGTATCTCTACTATCTGCTGGTGATTGTACTACGAAGTCAGTTGAAAATGCTGCTGATACGATAAATTTTGCTTTCCACCCAGCACTAAGTGCAGGTAAGGTTATTGTATAACCTGTTCCAGAAATTTTAAATACTTTTCCAGAATCTGATAGATTTAATGTTGCCGATGCTGAAACTAATTCATAGTCATCGAAAATTCTCATTACATCATCGCTTATGTGTGTTAATACTGCCATAATTTTTTATTTATTTATTTATTACTTATAGTTTCCATTACTCTATCAAGAGTAGATTTTGTCCTGTTTTGAGCAAACTTAACTTTAAAGTTGTTTTTCTTCTCCTCAGGATTATGTTTTAAAGGCTCTGCTGCTGGTTCAGATAATTCTTGTTTTAGAATTTCTTTTTCTTCTGCATCACTGTTTAAAACCTCTGTAACTGCTAAAGATACTTCCTCTATAATTTGTGATGACATTTCCTCTTTATCTTTTGGAGACATCATTTTTTCTACCATATCTTTAAGTTCGTCCATTTCTTTTCTGAACTCTTCTCTAGTTACATAACTCATATCTTCTTTGTCTTTTTCTTCATCCTCTTTTTCATCTTCCTCTTGAGCTTTGATTTCTTTAATCATACCCTCTTCTTCGACAACTAATACACGAGAATCTTCTAGTTCGTACTCTCCTACTGGAAGAGCAACATTTTCGTCCTCAGTTTTAATAAAGACTTCTTTGCCTGATTCAAAAGCATCTGCTTCTAAAACAGTTCCGTTCTCTAATTTGAGTTCTGCTAACTGTATGTCAGATAGCTCAACACCTAATAGATTTTTTACTTGTTTTATCATTTCTGTAGCTTTCATAATTATATATCGCTTTTTTAAATTAATTTTGCATTTTTAACTGCTTCTTGTTATTTGACCTATGCCTTGTGCGTGTAATTCGCCAGTACAACACTCAATCTTATAAGTCAATTCGTCTTTACATAGACAAGCTCTTCTACCCCCTTTAGGACTAGTGTAGCTAGGTATGTAGTCTTGTTTTTTCATTTCTTGTTACTTTTTGGATGTCCTTTTGGTAACAGATCAAAGTCTCCTGTGTACTTAGGGTTTTGTGGCCTACCATTTCTTACCATATACATATAAGCATTTACTCGTGCCTGCGCCCAAGCTGTAGGAGATTTAATTCTAGGGCTATGAGATACATTAAATGCACCTAAGCCTCTTTGAAATACTGCTTTTAGTTGTCCAACTGTAACACCATACCCTAGTTTCTTTTTATACCTTTCGTTAAATTCGTCTGACTTTTTTTGTAAGGATGCTAGATCTTTTTGTGAGACCTTTGCTCCTCTGCTTGTTGAAGCATCTCCTTTAGCTGTACCTTTACCTTTTGGATTACGATTTGGTGTTCCTGATTTCGGTGCTTTCTTGCTTGGTTTGATACCGCCTCTTGGGCCTATCTCTGCCATCTTAACGCACTTATGTTTTTGATAATCTTTCTTATATCCTTTTGGACATTTGTATTTTTTAAACTCCTCCTCACTTAAAGCGTGTTTTTCACAAGGCATATACCAAGTCTGATCTTCAAAATCGTGTTCGTGTATTCCATCACACCCTATATCCTTTGCTATCTTTTCGGCCATCTCTTTATCAGCATAAGCTAGTCTATCCATAATAATTGCAAAGTCATCATTTACTTTTTCACTATACAAATCTAATTTGCCAAGCTCTTTAAGTTTTCTTTCTGAATATCTTTTTGCTGCAAGACCACCCCATAGTAAATATGAGATTGTTCCACAAGCCTCCTTGTCATCAGGTTTGTAATATTCCTCAGCTCTTGATAAGAAAGAATACATTCTACTTATAGTCTGTTCACTTATAGGCTTACCTTGTGCTAATTGTTGCGCTCTAATCTTACCGACATCTGTAGCGCATTTATTGTTTACTTTTTTATTTAAATCAATACCTCTTTTAGCATTGTTCTTTACTGCATTAGGATAATCACTAAAACTTTCAAATATTAGTCTTTTACCAGCTTTGTATCTTTTGTCATTTCTAATTATACCTTTTATTTGTGATAATAATTCCTGTGCCTCTTCTTCTTCTATTTTTGCTAAATCTTTAATGGTAGGGTCTTTTGGTCTCTCTGCTTTGTCAGCGAAATAACCCTCTATACTAAATCCTTTGACTTTACCAGTCTTTACGAACTCTTGCCATACTTGTTCATTATTTACTTTGACTGCACCTACCCAAGTACCTACAGGATATTCAAGACCATATAAAGCTGTCTTGTCTTTTTTAGAATCCTCCACTATCCAAGATTCTACAAGTGATAAACCTTTTAGTGTGTGTTTATGTTCTAATGTAGAATTGTTTTGGTTTCCTTTCTGTAAATAAATTTGGGAGGCCTTTCTTACTGTATCTCGTGAGAAGTATATATAATATTCATCTTCACCACTTTTTCTGTATATAGGTTTATTAGGTACAAGTAAAGCTCCCAATAGAATTTTCTTTTCTTTATCAATCTCTGCTAACTGAATTTGTTGATCTGTTTTAAGTGTAATAAAATCCTCTTCGATTGCAGGATTCTCAACTATACTGATTGCTTCTATTCCAGTTAAATCTTCGTTGTCATCTAAAATTAATTCAACTATCTTCATAATAATATATCGTTTTTAATTAATTATTTTGTTTATCCTAATGAACTTTCCTGTATAATGTTTCTGTCTAAACTTTGTGCTGTCGTTACATCTCCTGATACTACAAATGCTTTAACAGGTTTTTGTGTTTGTGTAGCTAAAGTTTGTGCTAACTGGTTTGATGTATCACTACCTACAATGTTAAACGATGGCGCTTGTGGTACTGCACCACCTGAACTAAAAGATCGTCCACCAGCACCAGTACCACTAGGTGCATCAGGTGTTTTCGTAGAAAGTATTGTCTTAACATTAGCTAGACCAGAGGCAATAACACCTGCTGCAGCAACTGCACCAAATATACCTCCTTGTGCTAATGCTTTGTTTGCTCCTGCAAAAGTATCTATAACTGCTTGTGCTACTGCTAATGCTTTATTCTCTCCTGCTAAACTACTTAATGCACCTGCAAGGTCGCTATATGCTTGTAACTGTGCTTCAGCATTTTCCATAGCTACTTGTGCTTGTTCTTTTTGTAATGCTACTTGGTTTACTAACTGCTCAGATTGAAAACCTGTAATCTGTGCTTCTACTGCTTTCTTTTCATTAAGTGCTTCTTGTAATTTTATTTGATTTTCAACACTATCATTTTTTGCTAAATCTAATTCAGCTTCTTTAATTCTAATATCAATTAATTTTAGCATTTCTTCTTCTTGCTCTTTTAAAACCCTACCTAATTCTTCGTTGGCTGCTATTCTTTCTTCAAATGTTTTAGTTTCATCATCCCTAACTTGT